CGTTCTAATTCTGCAATTCTTTTTATTGCGTATTTTATTTTATCTTTAGTTTGCATACCAATCGACAGGAATAAATTTATCGCAATATTTAAACCCATGTCTCGTACACCATTTGGCATACGAGATAGAGTTTTTAGCCTTAGATAATTTAGTTTTACTGTTTTGAAAACAGAATCTAATATCTAGTTCGGGTCTAGCCTTCTTGATGATAAGATGCTTTCTTCTGTCCTCTTTTGAGAAGTACCCTTTTGTTTCAACAATAAAATTGTCGAGGATAAAATCAGGCTTGTAGCAGCAAGTAATTTCATAATCTATTTCAAGAGATTCATAGGTAAATACAATTTTCTTTTTTTTTAGTTTAGTAGCAAATTCTTTTTCAAACTTGCTTTTGTACTTATTACCAATCACTTGCACTTGCTGGTACTGGTGCAGATGGATCTTCAAAACTATTAGAAGTTACATTTTGTGTAACAGGTTTAAATCCCATATCTTCTGGTGATGACATTCCATCCCAAGCTACAAAGTTTCTTACTATTACAGAAACAGGTTGTATTCTTAAACCTACTTCATCTAATTCAAAACCCTGCACACGTAAATATGCTTGACCTCTTGACTCAGGACTTATTTTATCAAACTTTGCTGACTCATCCCTTGTAAGAAAAACTACTTTATCACCTACTTGTTGTGCAAATTTTGGTGGTGGTAATTCAAATTCAGCACCTTGTTTATTAGTTCTTTTACCACTAGGCATACGACAATATACTTCTAATCCTTGTTCTGTCATTTTCCAATATTCTTTTGGTGCTCCATCTTTTGTACGTGACCATGTATATTTTTTATCTGGATTTTCTCTATTTAATTGTTCCTTCCATTCTTTTTTATATCCTTCTAATTTATTAACCATAAACTCTACTGAGTTTTGTGGTTCTGTTCCTTGCAATCCTATATCAGCAGGTATAAATGTATCGTCTGGTTTAAATACAAGTGTTAGCTGATAGTAACCATACTTAGGTTCTGGCTTATATAACCATGCATAAGTTAAGTTTGCATAAGGTGTTGTCAACATTAAAGTTGGTGCTTTGCTTCCCATTGAGATTCATTGAATGTATTTTAAGAAACGTCTTATAGACGTTTAGGTATATTAACGTCAATACATATAGTGTCTAGGTATATCTTCAACTAAATACATATGGTGCATTGATTATATGATTTAAATCAAAGTTGCCTAATGGTTTTAGGTTTTTATATAACTCACATTTATTAGACCAGGTATATAAATTTACTAAATTTTTCTTTACTTGTTTTATAAATGGTTCTATCTCTTGTGCGTTAGCAGCAAAACTATCATGTATAGTTACTAAACTTTTAAATCCTTTTGCTTTATATACTTCTGATAATGCTAGATGTACGTTAGCTGCGTCATAACTATGTACAAAATTAGGTGTAATACTATTTCTTATTTTCTTTTTATCTAATGTTTTGGTATCGTATGTATAACATAACCATAAACTAGACTCATTAAATTTTGTTCTTACCTGTTTAGATTCTTTTATATAATAATTTTGTTCAACAATAAAACCTGATGGTGTAGTCCATGTTGTAGCTTGACTATCTTTTAAATAATCCATTACATATTTACAAGAAGGAAATATCTGATCTAATGCAGTTCTTATCTGTTTTACTAAAAAATGTAAATGACTATTTGTTATATTGTCATTCCATTTTTTTGTTTCTAAATAATTAATCATACCAAAATCTGTTCCACCGTAAGGGATCATAAGAATTGGTTTTTTTATTCTGTTTCTATCTAAGTTTTTATCATTTAATAAATCCTTACATTTTCTTGTATCAGAGAAATTAAATCGTGACATATAATTTAAATTAAATCTAAGTTTTTCCAACACTAAGCTATAAAGATCCTGTCTATTACCTTTAGTTAGGTTAGTAGCTACAGCTAACTTCTCATCTTTTGTTAGGCAAGCTATATGTTGATAAGCATTATTAGTACCATCTAAATGTATAGGTAAACCAGTTTTATAATTACTATCATCCATATATTTTTTATACTCCAAACACCACGCAAGAAACTGGAACGGTTTATTTGCTTTACTCCATAAAGTTACGTTTCCTATAGGATCACTAGCTATTTGTTTTGCATATCTACTACCAGTATTTCTTACCCATGCACTACGTTCCATAAAAGATGCACCATCATTAGTCCATAAGTTATAACCTGCTATCTGAAACCATTTCATACTGTAGTCTGTATAGCTAAGAGAAACAGGCTCATCAAACAAATGTAGTGACCTGGCTAAATCATTACCTTGTGGATTTAAATGTGGTGTAACGCAATATAACCGCCCTCTAAAGTCCGATTGAAATACGTGGTAGAAGGTTTTATCTATATATTTTTCAGCAATATTGATAATAGATAATATCAATAATCTTTTAGATCTTATGCTTGCGTTATAGTCATGTACTTTTGCAGCTTCGTATCTATATTTATCTCTAGCTACTTTATTTGTATCTATATCATGCGGTTTTGGTGGCAATGGCATAGGTTCGCAGTCAAGAATATCACTTTTGTTATCAAATAATTCTTTTACTATCCTTAAAATATCTTTATTTATAATCCAACCTACTTCTTGCAATGCATTTACAGCATTATAAAAATTTACAGGATTAGCTTTATCTAATTTATGCAGTAAGGTTTTATTTTTAGTCTTTACAATATCTAATTTAGATAAACGTGGTGTATGATAACCACCATCAAAAGGGTTAGTCCATTTTCTAGGTTTTATAATGCAAGGTTGATAATAAGGTACAGCAATATTTTTATTCATCTTCTGATTATTAATCCATTCAATAGCACTATCAGTAAGTTGTAGATATTTATTTGTACTTGTATCAATACTTTACGTCTATATCTGCTATGCCTGGTATCTCTTAAATGATGTTTTATATCGTGAAAATATTTTTTATCACATTCTTCATAAAAACAATACCTTAATTCATCTTCTAACCTTGTTCCAATTTGTATTGCTACTGAATTAAATGTTCTTTTATTCCATGCTGTAGCACCATCTAATATTACTTTAAGAGCTATAAAACTTACTACATATAAATCATCAAACTCACTTAACAAATTTGCAGTCCTTGACTTACGACCTGCTTTACCTGACTTTGCATATTTTATAAATGCACTTAATTTTTTTGTTACCTTTTCTATTCCACAATAAATAATTCCTCTACTGTAGTCATTTTCACTTTCTTTACCTTGTTTTTTATTTGTTTCTCTTATTTTATTTAATCGACTTATACCTAAATCGACCATACTATTTTCTAGTTCTACCTGATCTCTATAATTCATTAGCCATACCTACATACTTATGTAAATCGTCAGGTGAAAAGTGTGCATATGCCATAGTTTGCTCTAGTTTGTTATGACCTACCCATTTACTAACTATAGGTATTGGTATTCCTTTCATAATCATTCTTTTTATTGCAGTATGACGCAATATATGAATAGTAAAAGTCTTATCTTTACCTTTACCTAGATCAGTTCTAACCTTATCCCATCCTTTATCTAACCAAAACCAGTTATAAGGAAATATATATTCATTATCTTCCTTCCATTCTGCATACAAACTAATAATTTCCATACATTTATCAGTCATAGGTACAGCAATAGGATTATTACATTTTCTTTTTTCAAATAATATCTGTTTTCTATCAAAATTAATATCTCTTTTTTTTAAACCTAATAGTTCTCCTGATCTACATCCTAGTTCTAACAATACCTGGCATATATCTTTATGCTCTATAAAACCTAATAGCTTAAATTTATTCCATAGTTCAATAATTTCATTATCATTCAAATGTGGAATAACTCTTTTAGTTCTAGGTAAATTGCGAGGAAAAGTTATATTAGTTTTATAACCTTCTTCGGCCATAGTTTTTAAAGTAGATTTTAAATATCCAGTTCGCATATTTATAGTATCGTTAATATTTTTTTCTACGTTTTTACCGTAGTCTATTAACTTACTTACATCCTTAGATGTAATTTGATCTATCTTTTTATTTCCTAAGATAGCTATGCATTGCTTTATCAGTCTTATGTACTGACTAGCGGATTCCTGACCATTTTTATATCGGCCATAATGAGTCATCATTGCTTCATGCAATGTTGGTGTTTTAGTTTTTGGCATTTAGTAACCTGTTTAGTTGTTGCTGAGTTTTATCAAATTCGACAATATATTCCTTCATAGTTATCTGATTAGCTTCATCTTCCCAGACTCTAGTTAGTTCAGCTAATTTAGCTTCTAACTTTTCTATCTTAGCAAGTCTAGCTTTTTTAAAATCTTTATTTAAGTCGTCCATCTTTTTCTACTGCAAGTTTTACTAATTCATTTAAATGATAAAAATGTAAATCTTTTTTATACTCTTCTTCACTAACTTCCCTTGTACTAAAGCTAAAACCGCACTTAAGACACTTCCTACGTCTATAGGTATAGTTAAGGTCGGTTCTAACTTCATTAGCACCTCTACCAGTACGTGTAATCGTTACCTGGTTTTCAGTACTGCTACATTTTGGACATTCAATCATTACTTTCCTCTTTCTTTATTTGTAACCATTTATTATCTAATTTCTCTATACATAAATCCCATGCATCTTCATGGGATATGTCTAATAATTTAGCTAGTTCTTTAGATAAATCTCTTAAATGACTAGCTATAGCACTTAAATTGTAAGGATAATCACTCATTAATCTACCTCTATTTCTAAAAGTGTTTTGATACATTCTCTTTTTAATAAAGATATGCACTCTTTTTTATCTAATTGTTTACGTGAAACATTAGGTAAAAGTTGTGGTATGTTACTACTTCTACCTAAAATCCTACATAATCTTTCATGTATGCACTCTAACTCTATTAAAGTTGCATAATCCTTTCTTTTCATGCTAATACCTCTTCTTTATCCATTATTCAACCTCCTCATCCTGATATTTGTATTCCTTGTTGTAGTGTTTTTTATGATTATTAAATTGTTCTTCAGATAACGTGCGGAATAAATCAAATATATCTTCAGCTTCGATTAACATTTCCGCATCATCATCTTTTTTATGTTTATCACAATCAATGCCCATATTGCATTTGAATAGTGACCAGTGTCCATTTTCATCATGGAATAATTGATAAACACCAAGTAAACTTAAAGTTGATTTTCTGTTAGATGTAGATTCATCATAAGCATCAAAAAATTTAGCTTGAATAAATTCTGATTCAGTTCTTTTCTTTTGGAAAATTTGCGTATTTGGTTTTTTTTGTTTCATAATAATAAAGTGACTTACTTTTTTAATTTTGCCAGGATGACAAAAATATAGATCCTGGTTTGCCAGGATGCTATATACAATAATCTATAATCTGTTAAAAAACAATAGATTATTATATATTCAATAAAAAAATACCTGATATTTCTACCAGGTATATAAATTTAATCTAAGTACTTACGTTTTAATTTATCGTAAGTTAATTGGCTACAACTTGCTAACTTGCAGTAGCTAGTCTCTTTAATCATCCATTCATTAGCTAATAGGATAGGAATCATCCTAGAATCTCTTATAGGTGTATTAAATAAAGACATATTATTTACGTACCTGTACAGGCATAATTAAAAACGTAACTTCAGTACCTTCTAACCTATTAAAATCTAATTCTGATTTAAAAATAACAGGTGATGTAGGTTTATTAGAAAATAAAGTACTAACCTTATTACTACCTAAATACTTATGAATAGCATTAAAGTATAAACCTAAGTACTGACTATTAAAACCAATACCATTACCAGGTAAGCAATCTAATTTGTCAGGTATAAGTTGCTCTAAATTAGGATAAGTACCATATGCCTTCTCATACGTAGAGAATGACTTATTCGTAGCATGCCATACCTGGTAACTGTTATCACTATAAAAATCTACGTTAGTAGCTTTTATATCTGATTTATTAAAATGATCCTTATGAATTAAAATACATTTATCACTAGGAAAATTATAATAATCATTAACCTTACCTATCCATCTAAAAAGATAATGGCCGTTAGTTGACTCTATAACTATAGAGTTAGTTTTTTCTACCTTATAGCAGTTTATATACTGTAAGATATGCCTACTTTCATCCTTACTAGCAAACTTACTAGCTAGATGTAAAACTTGATAAGGTAGGCTTGCTTCTATGATAGCTTTACTATCATTTATAGAGGTTTTATTCTCTAATACGGTAGATGTCATAATAAAAAAATAGACTAACTTTTTTAATAGGATCTTATAAAGACCCTGTATAAATAAACCAGGCATAAATTAATACACCTGGAATATTTATAAAGGATCATTAATTTTCTGTTTCTTCTATAAAAAATGTATAAGTACCTCTATCCTTTTTTATACTATTCATTTGATAAGTATATTTATTAGGTAAGGTTTTTAACCATTCTTCAAAGTCATCAGGCATTAAATCACCACTATAAAAAGGAATTGAATGATCCATTAAACAGTAACTAGGTTTTTAGTACATATATAAGGTTTATCCCTACTTCTACCTATATCTATATAGCAATAATAAGCAATATGATGATAATCAGTCATAATGTCTGATTTATCAAACCATTTATCACCTTTCATAGCTTTAAACATATTCTGATAAAAGTTATGCACTTCATGTTCCCCTAACTCTATAAATTTATTTAAGTGATGATAACTTTGTTGAAAAGTATGGCCATCTACTAAATATAATTCTAAGTAAGGATTTCTAGCGTGCCTTTCCTTTCTAATCTTATTCTCTACTCTTATTAAATCTAGTTCTCCCTCTGTTAAAGTAACTATTAAAGTAGAGTGATGACGTATAGATACTGTTCCTTTCATGCCATAAGTCTTTAAGACTTTTTTAATACCTGGTAACAGTTCCTTTTTTTCTTCTTGT